TCTTTGCCGGTCGCGATGTCGAAATACTGGACGCTCACCTCGTTGACGATCTCGCCGGGGCCGCTGCGCTCGAAGGACTCGACGCTGATGATGCTCGACTCGTCGTAAGCCGGAAGATCGTCGACGTCGTAATCGCCGCGGATGGCCTTGAGGATGAATTTCCCGGTAAACGGGTCGGCGTAGTAGACCGCGCCGCAGTGATCGAGCACGGTCTGGATGAATTCCTTTACGGTGGTCTGGTTGGCCCAGAACAGACACAGGCCCATGCCCTCGTTGTAGAACGTGTCGGCGGCGGCGGTGAACGAGTCATCGTCGATCATCGACTCGGGATAGGCCATCCGCATGTACGGATCGGTCAGGCATTCGCGGATGATGTGCGCGGGATTCATGGCGTTGTAGGTGGTCGTGTCGTCGCGCCACACTTCGAAGTACCACGACATACCGCCGCTGTTATCGCCGGTCGGATTGTCCACGACGCCGAACCGATAACGGGTCGCGCCGGTGGTGGAGTAGGGCATTCCGGCGACTGCCGCATCGAACGCCGCCTGATAGCCATCGTGATTCGAGCCCGCGGGCCCGAGCTCGCTGGCCGTGGTCCCATCGTCCTTCACGACATGAAGGATGTACGTTGAACCAGTGTCACCGCCGCTATAGTCCGGGTCGCCCCACCGCGACCAGCCGAGATAGGCGCCACCCTGGCTCGGGTACAGATAGACGACATCATTTATTTGCAGTGTTCCGTATGGGCTCGCCTGCAGGTCATAGGCGGCGACGGCTTTCATGGCGGTCGCCGTCGTGCCGGCATTCGTCAGCGCGTTGACGTCAAATGATCCGTTCATGATAAAAACCGGCGGAATCGGGATCGAACCGTCCGGAATCGGGATCGCCGCCGTCGCGTCATACCATTGCGTCGAGCCGTCGTGCGTGGTGTGGATGCGTTCGCCGCGGAACCACCAGGGCTTGATATAAGGACTATTGGCACTGACGCGCCCGCCCTTGAACACCACCGATACCACGCCACGGTAAGCCGGGAGCAGGTCGCCCAGTTGCGCGACGAGGTAATCGTTCTGATCCTGCGCGGCATCGCCGAGCAGGAAATCGAAATAGCCTTGGATTCCGCCCTCGCGCTTGTCGCCGCCGAACAGTTCCCACTGCCCAATATAGCTTTCGCCGCTCGCTGACAGCGGCCCGCGCCAGCACACCCGCTCGCCCGCGATGATTTCATCCAACCGATCGAGCGTGCGACAGAGCGCGAAGTGCAGCCCCATCTTGTAGCGGAAACCGACCGTCTGCTTGGTATGCCCGAAGATGTTCCCGGTGCGAACTTTGATCTTTTCGGTGGTGAGGTTGCCGAACCAGGCGAGCGTGGCCGCCTTGATGATGACGTGGCCGAATACCATGCCGATTGCACGGCCTTCGTCGGCCTGCGGCACATCGAGCTTGTCGAGTCCGGCAGGTTTCGGCTGCGGCGGCTTCGGTGCCAGCGCGGCGCCGATGTACGACGCCACTACCATGATGATCAGCTTTACCCACCAGACCATTGCTCAGTACACCGGCGTTCCGAGGAAGGGATTTTTCTTCGGCATGCCGACGAATCCGCCGTAGTTCAGTTTGTTGGCATAGACATCGTTGCAGGTCGCAATCGTGTGATCGCAGCCCGGCAACAGCGAGATGGCACTCGTGACGATGAGCGCCGAGGAAAACCGCCGCGACAGCGTGAACACGAGGCCGCTGACGTCGGTGATAAGGCGCCGCTCGGCGATCGACGGTGATCCGGTGACGAATTCGATATAGCCGCCCGGATACGGATGCGTGGAGTGCTTCGAGGCCACCGTGACCGTGAGCCCGGAGATCGCCGTCACCGTCGTCGCGTGCGTGAAGGATGCCTTGGCGACCTTGCAGTCGGCCGCATTGAAAAGCGCATACGGACACGGGACCTGGTAGTAGCGGCCGAGCCCGTTGCGATTGACGGAAATGGAGGCCGGCTCGCAGGCCATCGTGGCCGTGGAGGTATCCGCCCACGAAACATTGAGCACGCGACCGACCCAAGCGACAGCGACCTCCGAATCGCCCCGGTGCAGTCGCCGCATGATGAGGCCGACCGGCTCATCCGGTGGCGAGATCCGGAACAGATCGGCCACCGGATTGTTCCGCGGCAGCTTGAGCGTGATCGAGTTGCGTGGCTGCTCGACGGAGAGCGCAATCTCGGTGCGCTCGATCGATTCGCTCGTATACGTATTGCTGTCGTGGACGATATCGACCTCGGCCGAGGTGTAGCGGAGCGTGACGTTCTCGAGATAAAACTCGTAGAGCTCGACCGGGGCGCCGAGTTGCTCACTCACCTCGTGCGCGGCGTAGGTCACGACGGCACCGGCGCCTCTTGCGCGGCCACCACGACCTTCGGCCCGATCACCGGCCGGTGCAGCCACTCGATCCGGTCCTGCGCGAGCCGCATGCGGTGCAGTGTGGTAAAGCTCGCGATGTCCGCGGCCGTGACGGTCGACGGCATCGGCGTGGCGAGCGTGAGGGTTTCGATCCCGCTGCCCGGCGTGATCGTCGTCACCTGCCGCGCGATCGTCGTGCCGGAGGTGAGCCGGAAAAAGATGTCACACTGGTCATCGGGAAAGCCGGTCTGCAGACCGATCTCGCGGATCACGACAGTGCTCGAGCCCGACGTCGCGGTGGCGTTGAGCTCGAGCGCATTGTTGAACGTCGGCACCCAGAAGGCTTTCTGCCGGCCGCGCAGGGCGAGGAGCTTGCGGCGCAGTGCCCACGAGTCGGCCCGCGTCAGCGGCTGCCAGGCGAGGCCCAAAGTCTCGGACGGACCCTCGAACGAGGTATCGCGAAACGGCCGCGCGATCCCGTTGTCGACCGTGTTGAACAGGTGCCGCACGTACTCCGGCACGGCGACCTCGCCCACCTCCGGACAGTCATCGAGCAGATAGTCGCCGCGATAGGTGCCGAAATCGCCGGTATCTTCGGTGGCGAGTGTGTCGGTATGGCAGAGCCACTCCACGGAGCCGGTGCGATGCGGCCCCGCCGGGTGCATGGCATCGAGGCCGGTCTGCGAGTCGCACTCGAGGAGCCGCAGGACGTGGCCCTCCGGATAGTCGGCCGCCAGCGGCGAGGAAAGCGTGAGGCCCGCCCCGCTCGAGCTCGTCACCGACAGCACCTCATACGTTTCGTTGTCCTGCCAGACGCAGAGATCCATCGCCGAGGTGAATTCCGGCGACGTGTTGTCGAACGTGAGCGAGGTCGCACCGGCGGCGGCCGTCACGATGCGCGGGAAGGATGACCAGTCCGGCACCTCGAAGGCGCCCGGATGCACGCCGCGCATCATGAGGCGCGCCCGCTCATAGGCGCGCGGCGAGGTGAACACGTATTCGTGATTCAAGCGCCGGCGCGGCGACGCGGTGAGTTGAATGCGCTGTTCCTGTGCAAAAGCCCGCAGTGCGTCGGTCGTGTGCTCGACCCCCTCGAGCATGGTGTCGGCCGGCTGGAACGGCCAGATCATCCGCCGACGCTCGCCGTGCGCACGCGCGTGCCGTTGCGCTCGATGAAGTTCAAGAGCACCTCCTCGCCCTGCGCCGATACCAGGTAGTCGCGGATCACGCCGCTGTCGAAGGCATTAATATTGCGGAGATTCACTTGCGGCGCCGCTGCGGCCTGCTGCATCGGAACGACCGTCTGCCCGACGCGCCCGCCCATGACGATCTCGGGACCGGACTCACCGACGACGCCGAATTGTCCGGGTGCAATGAAGCCACCGGACTCGAAGAATCCGGCGAACCACGATTTCGCGATGTCGAACCAGCCGGCGGCGCTGCTGCCGCCGCTCTTGCCCGAGCCGAAGATCGCACCGGCGATGTCCGCGGCGAGCGCCTGCGCCGCCATCTGCGCGAGCATCTGCGCGAAACTGCGCAGCATCCCGTCGACGCCCTCATCGAAGCCGCTGATGAGCGTGTCGGCGATGATGTTCTGCGTGTTGCGCGCGGCCTCCTCCCAGAAGACATCGAGCTCCGTGCGGACCTCCGGCGGCAGGATCTTCTGCGCCGTGATCTGCACCTCCTCGAGGTACTGTTTGGCATTCTCGGCAATGCGCTCGTTGGCCTGGTCCTGCGAGATGCGCCCGACCCGCAGCAGTTCATTGATCTGCTCGTCGAACTCCGTCCATTCGGCGAGCGCCTTGTCGGTCGCGGTCTGCGTCGCCGCATCCATCTCCCGGTAGAGCTCTTCCGTGGCCGACACGGTGATCCGCGATACCGTGATCGCGACCTCCGAGAGTCCCATGCTCTTGAGGAAATCGTCGGTCGATTTTGCGGCGGTCTTCGCGGGTGCAGGCCCAGGCACAAACGGTGTCCGACTGTGGCCCCCCGGAGCGACACCCAGGCCGGTCGAGAATCGTTGCGTCGTGACGCGGTTCGCCGCTTCCTCGATGGCTT